AAAAGGCCATCACTTTAATTTAAAAAGAACAAGTTATAAGAAACCTTGTCCTACGATTACTGCAATGGGTAATCTTGCTGGTGTCGCTGGTGTGTGTCACCCAACAGAAAATAGAAAGTTTACTATTAAAGAATTAAAAAGAATTATGTCATTACCAGAAGATTTTAAACTAACTGGTGAACATAAGAAACAATCAGAGAGAATAGGTAGAATGGTACCACCTCTTATGATGAAGGCTCTTTCAGAGTCGGTATATGAAAAAGTATTAAAACCATATAAGGATATAATGAATGACTAAATACGATTTTACTTTTGCACATAGAGAAGAAGGTTTTGATGAACACATAGAACATTCTATTCGTGGGTATTCTAATCTGTTAGAAGACATTGTGAACTTATCAAAGTATTTTGCTGAACCAGATACTAAAGTAGTAGATGTTGGTTGTTCAACAGGTAAAGTTACTAAAAGAATGATAAGTGCTCACATAGATGCTAATATAGATGATGCAGTATATGAGGGTGTTGAATTGGCAGAAGGTTTTTCTAAATCATTAGACAATAGAGAAAAAGAACTTAATAAGATGTTTCCAAATACAAAAGTTAATTTCATAAAAGATGATGTAAAATATTATGATTTTAAAAACTGTTCGCTTGTTACATCGATATTTACTTTACAATTTATGTCAATGAAAGATAGAGAAAATATAATAAAAAAAATTTATAATGGTTTAAATGTTGGTGGTGGTTTTTTATTTGCAGAAAAACTTATTTGTACAAATGCAAAATTACAAGAAATGATGACATTTAATTATTATGATTATAAAAGAAAACATTTTGAAGCCAAAGATATTATGGATAAAGAGAGAACATTAAGACATATGTTAAAACCAAATACTTGGAAAGAAATTAAAACTATGATACTTAATGCAGGGTTTCAAGATGTACAATGTTTCTGGAGTAATCATTTATTCGTTGGTGCATTGGCAATAAAATAGGAGATAGTATGACAGATTTTTTAAAAGAAGTTATCAAAACAACAGGTAACGAATATGCATCTTTAGTATCTGATGGTGTTGAAGCTGGTGATGTTGATACATTTATAGATACTGGTTCGTATGCATTTAATGCATTGTTGTCGGGTTCACTATATGGTGGTTTACCTGCCAATAAAATTACAGCAGTTGCTGGTGAAAGTGCAACTGGTAAAACATTTTTTCTTATGGGAATGTGTAAACATTTTCTTGATAAGCATCCAGATGGTGGTGTCATATATTTTGAATCAGAAAGTGCAATTACAAAACAAATGGTTATTGATAGAGGTATAGATGCTGATAGAATGGTAATATTGCCAGTAACAACAGTACAAGAATTTAGAACTCAATCATTAAAAGTTTTAGATAAGTATATAGAACAAGATACATCTATTCGTAGACCATTGTTTCTTGCACTAGATTCACTAGGTATGTTATCAACAACAAAAGAAGTTGAAGATACTGCTGAAGGAAAAGAAACAAGAGATATGACTAGAGCACAAGTATTGAAAGCAGCATTTAGAGTGTTGACTTTGAAACTTGGTAAAGCAAAAGTACCTATGGTCGTAACGAATCATACTTATGATGTAGTAGGTTCTATGTTTCCTACAAAAGAAATGGGTGGTGGTTCTGGATTAAAATATGCAGCTTCATCTATTGTATACCTTTCTAAAAGAAAAGAAAAAGAAGGCAGTGAAGTTGTAGGTAATATAATACATTGTAAGAATCATAAATCTAGAATGACAATAGAAAATAAAATGGTTGATGTGAGATTAACATATAATAAAGGTCTGGATAGATATTATGGCTTGTTAGAACTTGCTGAAAAATATAATGTATTTAAAAAAGTGGCAACTAGATATGAATTACCAGATGGTTCTAAACAATATGGTAAAACAATATTAGGTAGTCCAAAGAAATATTTCACTCAAGATGTTATGGACATTTTAGAAGAGTGTGCAAAGAAGGAGTTTAGGTATGGTGGACAAAGACCCGAAGACCGTGACACTAGCAGCGAATAGGCCTGCTTTTGATTACTCTAAAAGATATTTAGGTATAATTGCAGACGATTATGTTATGGTAACTAATAAAAAAGAACACGAAGATTGCATTGGTATTAAAGGTGGAAAGTATGAAGGTGTCATTTACAAGTATGGTAAAATAGCACAAGTAGAAGATGCTAATAATGGTACACTACCTGCAACATTAAAATTTAATTATAAAATAATCGACAGAAATGGGTTACCAGAAGACGATGCAGATTATTTTGGTAGAGATTTTAAAAATTTAATTGGTGATATACTATGTGATATAGTAGATAGACATTATTCAAGGAAAGAGGTTTTTAGTGGAACAAAATCAGACGATAGAGAAGACAACGCTAAGTCAACTGATACATAATGAAGAATTTAATCGTAAGGTTATACCGTTTTTAAAAAAAGAATATTTTCACCAAAGAAGTGAACAGATTCTTTTTGAAGAAATAAATGAATTCGTTGAAAAGTATTCTAATCCACCAACTAAAACATCTTTAGAAATAGAGATTGAAAATAGAAAAGATTTATCTGATAACGACCATAAATCTGTTTTAACTTTATTAAACTCATTAGAGAATAGTGAAGTAGACTACGATTGGTTATTAAATACAGTAGAAAAGTTTTGTAAAGACAAAGCTGTATATAATGCAGTAGTCGATAGTATAAAAATTATTGACAATAAAGTAAAAGATAAAACTTCAGAAGCTATACCTGAACTATTATCAGATGCACTTTCTGTATCTTTTGACAATCATATTGGTCATGATTATATTGAAGAGTCAGATAGAAGATATGATTATTATCACAGAGTTGAAGATAGAATACCTTTCGATTTAGAATATTTTAATAAAATAACAAAAGGTGGATTACCACAAAAGACATTGAATATTGCACTTGCTGGTACAGGTGTTGGTAAATCATTGTTTATGTGCCATCTTGCATCATCAACATTAATGCAAGGTAAAAATGTATTGTATATAACTCTTGAGATGGCAGAAGAGAGAATCGCTGAAAGAATAGATGCCAATCTTATGAATATTACAATAGATGAATTACACGAATTACCTAAAAAAATGTTTGATGATAAAATCAAAAAAATAAAAAATAAAACAGTTGGTAAAATAGTAATCAAAGAATATCCAACTGCATCTGCACATTGTGGACATTTTAAAAGTTTAATGAAAGAACTTGCAATTAAAAAATCATTCAAGCCTGATATCATATTTGTAGATTATTTAAATATCTGCTCATCATCAAGATTTAGAAATAATGCAAGTGTAGGTTCTTACTTTTACATCAAAGCTATCGCTGAAGAATTAAGAGGTCTTGCAGTAGAAAGTAACTTACCAATAGTATCAGCAACACAAACAACGAGAAGTGCATATACTTCTTCTGATGTTGGTCTAGAAGATACTTCAGAAAGTTTTGGTTTACCTGCTACTGCTGATTTGATGTTAGCAATTATTTCTACTGAAGAACTAGAAGATTTAAATCAGATAATGATTAAACAATTAAAGAATAGATATAATGACCCAACAATAAATAAAAGATTTATTATAGGTATAGATAGAGCCAAAATGAAATTGTATGATGTAGAACAAGTTGCACAAGATGACATTGTAGATGCAGGTCAGAGTGAACCAGTCTTTGATAACACCAATGTGGGTAAAAGATTGGGAGAGAAGACCTATGAGAAATTTTCCGACCTCAAGGTATAATAAATATAAGGTTAAATATTTTGTTGATATACTATGGAGAGATAACAAAGCTGAATATGCAGTTATTGAATTACCAACAAATGATATTGTTAAGGTATTCACATTCAAGGAAGATGCTGAAGAAATGGTTCAAAGTTTAATGAAAGTAAGACCATTTGGTAAAGATACTCTTCCTAAATTTTTGAAAGATAAAGTATGAAAGATGACCCAGTAAAAGACCACCCAGTAATATGGGGTAAATCAGACAATCATATTCTGTTCAAAGAAAGATATCCAGTTATTCTAAAAGATTATAAAGATTGGAAAGATTTAAATCCATTACTAGAAAAATATATTCGTCAACAAGGTGATAGAATAAATTTTCAATCAAATGTCAAAGCACAAATGACAGAGTGGAATATGCAATTAGAAGCTGGTGGTGAACATTTTCAAGAATTAGTTAATTTTGTTAGAGAAGTATCAATGGAGTGTTCACCAGTACAATTTATACCAGATTGTTATGATTGTTGGGGTGCAGTTTATAAAAAAGGTAATCATACTGTTTCACATGACCACTGGCCAGCTATTTGGTCTTGGACTTATTATGTTAATGTAACGAGTGAATGTGCACCATTAGTTTTTACTAATACAGATTACAAAGTACAACCATATAATGGATTATTAGTAATGTTTCCTGGTTGGGTTAAACACAAAGTACCACCTCAAGAAAGTGACCATGAGAGAGTAATGGTTGCTGGTAATCTGAATTGTAGGTCTGGTTTATTTTAAAAGCACTTGACATTCCTTAATTATATAAATATAGTTGTTATAACAACTATGGAAAAATTGAGAAATGTTAACATTTAAAGAATTCTTATTAGAAGATAAGCAGGGTAAAAATTTACATTTAGAACATCTAGAAGATGAGATAATCAACTTCGGTGTAGGTGGTGCTAGAGGTGCAATAAATTTCTTACAAGAGTTAAGAAATATGTTGGCTGGTACAGCATCTGGTGGTGTAAATATGACAGTAAAGTGGGACGGTGCTCCTGCTATATTTGCTGGTGTAGACCCTTCAGATGGCAAGTTCTTTGTCGCTAAAAAATCTGTATTCAATGTAAATCCAAAATTGTATAAATCAAATGCTGAAATAGATGCAGATGTGTCTGGTGGTCTTAACTCTAAATTTAAAGTTGCATTAAAAGAATTTTCTAAATTGGGTATAAAAAATGTTCTTCAAGGTGATTTGATGTTTACCAGTGAAGATTTAAAGAAGGAGAAAATTGATGGCGAAACTTATATTTCCTTTCAGCCTAATACTATCGTGTATGCTACATTACCTAGTTCTGATTTGGGTAAACGAATATCACAAGCAAAAATTGGAGTCGTATGGCACACCACCTACGAAGGAGATACACTACAAGGCATGAAAGCAAGCTTTGGTGCTAATATCAAAGGATTAAATAAAGTAAATAGTGTTTGGATGGACGATGCTTCTTATAAAGATGTATCTGGTAAAGCAACATTTACAAAATCAGAAACAGAACAAGTAACAAAGTTATTATCACAAACTGGTAGTATATTTAGAAGAATCAATTCAAGTTTACTTGATAAGTTTATTAGACTACAAAATGCGATGACTGGTAATTTATCTGGTGCAAGTTTGAAAACATATAATAATATTAAAGTTAGACAAGGTGAAACAATTAAAAATGTAAAACAACATGCAAAAGGTTATATAGACCATATTGAAATGCATTTTGAAAAACTAAAACAAAAAGTAAAAACTCAAGGTGCAAAAGATAAGTTTGATAGAAATAAAAAAGAATACATTAGAGAGTTTACTAAACATTTAAAAAATTTAGAAAATATTATTTTATTTCAAAACTCTTTAGTTTCTGCCAAGATGATGATTGTAAATAAATTAAACGAAGTAAAACAATTAGCAAATACATTTATCAAAACAGATAAAGGTTTTAAAGCAGTCAATCCTGAAGGTTATGTTGCTATTGACAAAGCTGGAAATGCTGTTAAACTAGTAGATAGAATGGAATTTTCATATAATAACTTTACAGCAAGAAAGGCATGGGATAAGTGAGAACATTAAAACAACATATCTCATTAATATATGAATCTGTTTTAAGTGTTGGTGAAATAGAAAAAAAATTTGTTGGTACACAAATACAAAGA